TTTACTCATGGTAATTGAAGCCTTACTGCTAGTATTGTTAACAACTTGTGTGGAGGCATCATTACTAACAAAAACAGGTGCGGCGCTGGCACCATCTGCTTGTGTTTGAGATAATTCTGATTGACTTTCACTTAACGCATTTTTTAATATTTGTATATTTTTCTGTGCTTGTATATAACCATCTCCACCATTTGCAAGACCCATAACAGGAATACCATCTACACTCATACCACCAAATACAGCACCTTCTAGTAAAGGTGTTAATTCAACCATTTTATTGACAAAGTATTCAAAGTCATCAGCACCACCCCTATAATCATTATTTACAAAATCAGTAAGAGCATTAGATGCTGCGATAAAACCATCTAAATTAACATCATTCAATTGTTCAACAGGTTTTAACATATCAACCATTTCATCTATGATTGTTCTTTTAGGGCCTGCTTCTTCATCACCACCAAATAAGAAACTAAAGAAACCTTTTACTTTATCAGTCACAAATGTTGCTGCACCAGCAATACCATCAGACCCCATGAACGCAAGTATAGCAGGTCCTACTTTTGCAAGTGGTCCTGTAAGTTTACTTAAATTTTCAGCGTCTATTTGATTAAGTTTTTTGACACCATCAACCATGTTGCCAATAAGTTCTTTTGTGCTTGATCCGTCAACACCTATAACATTTCCTACTTTTGCTAAACCATCAAATGCTAAGAAGAAAGCTGCAATACCAGCACCAATTAATCCCATTCCTAAAGCGGCAGGTCCTGCCAATCCTGTTGCACCAAATAAAGCGCCTGCACCTAATAATACACTTATTGCTGTTAACGCAGTAGTATCTAATGCACCAATAGCTGCACTAAAGTTAGTCATCAATGTAACTAGACTTTCACCTGTGCCTACATTTGCAGCAACAAAATCTGCGGCAGAAAATGCCATGAGAAATGCAGCGATACCTGCACCTACAGCACCCATTCCTAAAGCAACTTTTGCAGGACTACCAATTGTACCTATTAGGCCACCAGCACCAAGTAAAGAACCTAATACAACCAGTGCTTGATCACTAAGACCTCCTACTGCTTTACCAAAATTTTCTATTACTGCTGGTAATGCTGTAAAATCTGTTCCTAAAAATGACATTGCAGCGTCACCTGCGGCAAGTCCTACAAAGAATCCTGCAATACCGGCACCTATTGCAGTCATACCAAATCCAACTTTTAACGCTGATGCTTTATTTGAATATGATGTTATAAATGATAAACCAAAGATAACACCAAGAGCTGCTAATGTTTGAGTGTCTAAAGAATTAACAATGTCACCAAATGCACCTACAACTGTTTTTAATCCTTCTAAATTTAAACTACCTGATAATACATCTACATTTTCAAGTATAGCACTACCTGCAACTAGACCACCAAAGAATGCTGTAATTGCAATACCTAGTGATGCAATAGCAAGACCCATTGCTTGACCTTTTAATGATGTTTTGAAACTTGCGACTGTGGCTGCACCTATAAGTGAACCTAATACAATCATTGTTTGAGGGGACATTTCACTTATGACACTATCAAATCCTGCAACTACACTTTTAAATCCATTAAAGTCTGTGCCACCAGTCAATGCACTAATACCTTCTAAGACAGCATCACCTAATAATAAACCACCAAAGAATGCTGTTATCGCTGCACCCATGAGACCTACACCTAGTGCCATTTTTGTAGGACTACCCCCACCTTTTGATGCAACAGCAGCTGCACCTATAATACCACCCAATGCAATCATTCCTTCTGGAGATAACTCTTGAACTATTTCTGAAAATCCTTTTGCAGCCTTTTTAGTCGCTTCAAAATCAAAATCAAATCCTGCTTCTTTTGCAACACCTAGTGCTTCATTACCTAATGCTAAACCACCAAAGAACGCTGCAATTGCAGCACCCATTAATGCTATTCCACCAACACCTTTAAGTGCGGCACCAGCAAGAGCACCTGCGCCAGCAAGTAATGCCATTTTTTTGCCACCACCTTTTTTCTCATCTTCAGTGCCGCCTCCGGCACCACCTGCAGTACCTGGTGTTTGACCTTGATTAAGTAATGATAGTCTCTCTTGTTCGAGAGCCATTTTTTCATTGACTTTAAATGATCTTTCTAAGGATTCATGTATGTCTGTAAGTATGTTAGCAATATTTTCTAAAGAACCAATTTGTTGTGTTTCAACTTGAACACCATCCTCACCTGTTTTCGTTTCAACATTAATGGTGGTTTGTAAACTCTTAGCAATATCTGCCAGAGCACTGGTTGTTTTTCCTAATTGTAACGATAAAGACTGACCAAAAGACCTATTTTGAGATTTAATAACCTCACTAAAAGAATTAGACAACGCCTCCGTTTGTTCTTTCAATGCCTCACGGTTATCGTTTTTGTTCTCTTGTAGTCTGATGATTACATCTTTAAAGTCAGCCATAGTTTATTACTTCTTCTTTCCTATTGCTTGTGCGCCAAAGAAAGCTGCAACGATACCTGCAACAGCGATGAAATATACACCTGCCATGTCACCTAATATTTTTGCACCTTGATCTAGTCCTGCAACTGTCGCCCCAACTATTGCAATTGGGTATAATAACATGCCATACAGCGAATACCATGCCATTGTTCTTTGTGCGTCTCTCATGGCGTCAGCGTCTTCTAATTCTTTACGCTTAAACTCCATATACATTTCGTGCTCTTTATCTGATACTTTACCATCCCCATTGGAATCTGCTGGGTGATAGTTTGTTACTTTTACTTCCTCGTCTGCCATTTTATCTCCTGTTTTTAGCTTGTGCCTCTTTCATTCGTTTATTTTCCTCTTTCACATGTTCGTTTAACATAGTCAAATAAATTTCTCTTTCGTAAGGTAGCATGTTTTCAATTTCTGTCAACGACCAATGATGTAACTGTATCATTTGAAAGTTCAATTGATAATAGGCTTCTAAATCAATATGAGAGAGGCCTATTAAAAAAAACTTTGCATACCTTGTAGTGTAACCTTACCTTTCTTTTTTGTTTTAGGATTAGTCACATTTACAACATGCTTTAATCTTGGCATTGTTGTAAAAAACATTTGAACTTTTCCAAATTGTTCTTGTGTAAGATTTTCTAAAAAATCTTCAAGTTCTTTTTGTTCTAAGTCTGCTGCCTCATATGTTTCTACACCATCAATTATTTGATGAATACATTTTGTAGTCATTGATATGATTGCTTCAGCAGTCATGTTTTGAACATTTGCTCCACTAAATGTCTTAATTGTTGGGTAAGACATAATCACTTTAACGCTGTCTGTTAATTCAACAACATTATTATGATCGTCATCCACTTCAACTTCAATCTTTGATAAATCAACGGTTGTTTTGACTTTTGTTTCGTTATCATCTGGACAAGTGATCATAATATCAGTTTTCTCACCTACAGATTTAGAGCGTATTTTTAAGAAAATATACTCTATATCAAATGATGGTAAATGCTCTACTTTTACTTTATTAAAAGTACAATTTTCTATTACTTGTACTAATGCATCAGCAATTTCCGTTTGAGCATCAGATTGCTGTGCTTGTAATAATATCTTTTCTTCTTTTACGAGAAAAGGTCTATATTTTATTTTTTCATCCGTACTAGGAATATTCAACTCAAATGTTTGTGTATTTAATTTAGGCAAAGCCATAATTTATCTCCTTTATATTAAAATGTAATTGGCGGAAACACTTTACCACCAAATACTTTACCAATTGGAATAGATCGTTTCAACTGATTGATAACGCTTCTTCCTGTTCTTCTTAATTCAGGTGGCAATCCAGATAAGAATCCACCACCAGGTTTTACAACACCAGAAGATAGTCCGCCTACCTTTCCTGTGCTATCTATGTCTAAATCAAAGTTCAACCAATCTCTATATGAAAAAGTAACATTTATTTGAACAAATTGATTTTGATTACCACTATCATATTGTATCTCACCTATGGCTGATGGAAAACACTCTCTCATTCTTACACCATATGTTACGCTGTCTCTATCGTTTAAGTCTTCAAATTGACCTAATTGAAATATGTCTATGTTGCTAATATAATTATCATAAAAATTAAACATACCACTTTGATTGTCATACATTGTTGATTGCCAAACTTCAAAAAACTGTCTTAATCTTAAAAATTTATCACCAATAAATGTCGCAGTCACATCTCCGTATTGCACTTGTGTTGGATACTTATATGGAGCACCTGCAATACGATACGGACTTGTATTAAATGTTCTTCCCGGCATTGTAATATTAGTACACATCAAAGTGATCATTGGTGCTAAATCTCTTTCATATTGTAAAGGTTCTGCTCTCTTTGTATCTGCAAGACCAGGAGGACCACCCACAAATGCTTCATCAGCACTAAATGGTATG